CTTGAACGCACACACACATGGCATTGAACCACATCAACATATGGATGATGGTGATTTTACCATGATATACTATCCAAGACTTGATTGGAAGAAAGATTGGGGTGGTGGAACCCGTGTGGGTGAGGATTTGGTTCCGTATGTTGGGAATCGTTTGATTGTATTTAGTGCGAAAACACCTCACCAAGCCATGCCGGTTTCTCGTCAGTGTTACGAATTAAGAAGTGTTATTGTGTTTAAGACATATATTGGAGCAGCAAACGATGGATAGAAAGATTGAATATTTAATTGAACTAGGAGCTGATAAATTCCCACATAGTGGTGGAACTTTACTTGAGCATCTAATCGGTGTTCATGATATCCTTAGTAGTAATGGAGCTCCTCAATATGTTTGTGATGCTGGGTTATATCATTCCATCTATGGAACAGTATCATTTGAACATAAACCCACTGAAGACCGTAATCAGATTCGAGACTTGATTGGAAGTGCTGCAGAAAACTTAGTTTATGAGTTTTCTATCTTAGAAAGACCTAGAACATATTTTATTGGTGAGTTATCAGATGGTCAATTAAGACAAGATTTAACTCTTCTTAATGGTGCAAATGAAATGGAAATGAATAGGCGTCCAGTTCCCGAAATGGAGTTGGATGAAGCGTATGAAGGATTGTGGAATTATAATGGTGGAAGGCGTTCATGACTTATGAATTAAAAGACTACTTAAAAGCGATTAACCAAACAAAAGAACCTTTGATGGATAGTGGGGATAAAACGTGGGAAAAGAAATACCCGCCTTTTGTTGTGAATAAGTGTCTTATGCCGTTTCAAGATACTATATTATTTGTTAATGAGATAAATCAACTACCAAACATAGATAAAAAGTTACAGTTTGACTTTTTCCTAAATAGTCTAAGACCAAGGAAACGATTTAGTCCTTGGGCGAAGGCGACGAAATTAGCTAATCTAGAGTATGTTAAAGAGTATTATGGATATAATAATGAGAAGGCTAAGGCCGCTCTTGATGTACTAGATGATGAACAGATTTCTGCCATAAAACAAAGAACATATAAGGGTGGAAAAAATGGAAGAAGTTAGTTGGACACAGAAGGACATGTTAGAGGTTGTTTTGAAACAGCCCGATGATTTTCTGAAAGTAAGAGAGACACTATCACGAATTGGAGTTGCTTCACGTAAAGAAAAGAAATTATATCAATCCTGCCATATTTTACATAAGCAGGGTAAATATTATATTGTTCATTTTAAGGAACTATTCGCACTAGACGGTAAAAGTACTAATCTTTCTGAGAATGATATTGCAAGGAGAAATACAATTGTAAATCTTCTCAATGATTGGGGCTTGGTTGAAATTGTTGGTGTCGCAGAACCATCTGCACCTCTTAGTCAAATCAAAGTTATATCATTCAAAGATAAATCTGAGTGGTCGTTAGAGACTAAGTATAACATTGGCAAAAAACGGGAAACTTAATAGTGGAAAATTTCAAGTCTTTTATAACTGAGGAAGCTGTTGGAGATAAGATAACAGTTCTTATTTTAACAAACTCTAAATCAAAAAAACCAGAAGTTGTTACTGGTATGCTCTTAGCGGCCTGTTCAGACTTAGGATTGCCATGCTATAGGGTGGTAACAACTGAGGCATGGGTGTCTGATAACGATATCGAAAAGGGTATAGTTTCCATTAAAAATTATGATGGTGAAGAAAAAGATATTGAAGTTGAAACTGCATCGACTGTGGTGTTTGTGCGGGCTGGTGTTCTGCAAGATGAGATTGGTCTTGCATTACTAGGTACACTGCAAAATGCTGGTTGCATGATGATCAATGATCGTGATGGTATGTTGACATGTGATAATAAAATGTCATCCTATACATCGTTTGAACGAAACAATATCAACACTCCCCGTACATCACTGGTCAACAATGAAAAAAGTATTATTGATGCTCATGAACGTATCGGTGGTAAGTTTCCTGTCATTATCAAAACTTTGACAGGAACACAAGGTATCGGTGTTTCTAAGGTTGACAGTATGGAATCCATGATGAGTGTTATTCAGTCATTGTGGAAATTCAATGCGCCCCTTATCATTCAAGAATTTTTAAAAATAGAATTTGACGTTAGGACTATCGTTCTTAATGGTCGTATCGTTGCCTCAACTAAGAGAATTAAACCAGAAAAAGATTTTCGTTCCAATCGTCATATGGGCGCAAAGACAAAACCTTATACCTTGAGTAAAGATGAGAAGGCAGAAGTTCTTGCAGCTGCTAGAGCAACGGGTGCATACATGGTTGGTGTTGATCATGCAATTGTAAATAATGAAATTTATGTCTTAGAGTGTAATGGTTCGCCTGGTATGGGATCAGAGTTTCAAAACTACGATATGACTACGGTTCCACAAGAACCAACAAAAGAAAAAGATATCGTTAAATTAATGGTTGAGTATTTGCAAAATCCTGTACACAGAAGGTTTGATTTTAATCAAGAATCGGGTTATCATGAGACTGTAGAGATTGATGGATATGGACCAATAAGAGCTAAATTTGATACCGGCAATGGTACAAAGGCATCTATGTTAGTTGTTGATAAAGTAGAAGTGTCTGGTAAAACTGTTAAGTGGGAGAGAAAGGGTAAAAAATTCACCAGCAAATTACAGGGAATTTCAAAACCTACTCATATTGGTAAGATTACTGAACGGCCAATAGTATATATAAATGTAAAATTTAATAATATGATTTATACAGATGTTCCTATTGGACTTCAGCTAGAAGATGCTGCAAGTACATTTCTTATTAATAGAGATTTGTTGAAAAGATTTAAAGTTAGTGTCAATCCAAGTAGAAAATTTGTCTTATCTGATTGGTCAGAAAAAGGCGATGAAACAGACGAAATAGATTAATATACCCTTGACAAATAACTACAAAGGTGGTATAGTCTAACAATGGACTTTTACACTAATGTACTTCAATGGGGCAATCAACTTTTCGTTAGAGGAGTTGATAATGGCCTTCGTTTCAAGAAGAAGATTCGTTATGAACCTACACTTTTTGATCTTGTTTCACAACCCACTGGGTATAAGACCTTAGATGGTAAGCATGTAAAACCCAACAAGTTCGACTCTATTACAGAGGCGAAGGATTGGTATGATCTTCATAAGAAGCAAGGTCTTGTGTTTGGTAACACTCAATACAATTATTGCTACATTGGTGATGAGTTTCCTAACGATATTCCGTGGGATAAAGATCAGCTATGCATTGTGACGATTGATATTGAGGTTGAATGCGAGAACGGATTTCCAAATCCAAAAGATGCAGCAGAACCTATGCTGTCAATCACAATGAAGAACCACCAAAACAAAAAGATTATTGTTTGGGGTCTTCATGAGTTCCAAAACCATCGTGATGATGTGGACTATCGCTTGTGTAAGGATGAAGCAGACTTGCTATTCAAATTCCTTGACACTTGGTCTATGATTGAGCCAGACGTTATTACTGGCTGGAATACTGAGTTTTTTGATATTCCTTATCTGTGTAATCGAATTGCAAAAATTCTAGGTGGAGAGATGGTTGATAAATTATCTCCTTGGGGTAAGGTGCATGAACGTGAAGTATATCAGATGGGCCGTAAACAACAAGTCTATAATATTTACGGTGTTGCTGCACTAGATTTCTTTGATCTATATCGCAAGTTTACATATACAAACCAAGAACGATACACACTAGACCATATTGCATTTGTAGAGCTAGGTGAACGCAAAGACGGCAACCCATACGAAACTTTCACAGAATGGTATCAGAAAGACTATCAATCGTTTATCGAATACAACATTCAAGACGTTGAGATTGTAGATAAACTAGAAGATAAGATGCGTCTTATTGAACTGTGTTTAACTATGGCGTATGATGGTAAGGTCAACTTTACTGATGTCCTTGGCTCTGTTCGTTATTGGGATATTGTAATATACAACTATCTACGAAAAAAGAATATTGTTATCCCACAAAAGACTGAACACAAAAAGGTAGAAAAGTTTGA